GTGCTGCTAGATCCCCCTCCGCGGCCCCGGGTAGCGCAACCCGAAGGAGGTGCCGCGCCATGATGCGACCGTGCGACACCTGCGCCACGCCCTACGAGGCCAAGCGCCGGACGTCTCGCTACTGCTCCACGAGGTGCCGCACGCGGGCATCTAGGGCGGGTGGCGTCGATGCCAAGGTGATCGAGCTGCAAACCGTGGCCCCGGACGACTCTGGCCCGCTCGCGTCGTCACCTCGGACGACGCTGACGGACGCCGGCAAGGTCGACCACCCGCTCGGCGTGGGGCTGCTGACCCTCGCGCGTCGTCTGGACCAGCCGGGCGCGGACTCCATCTCGTCTATCTCGGCGGGCATGAAGCAGTTTGAGGCGATGCTCGCCACGTTGACGCGCGGTCAGGCTTCGACGTCGGCGCAGGCGCTCCAGGACGAGCTTGCGGCGAGGCGAGCGCGGCACGCATGACCGCAACAGCGACGTACGCGCCGCTGTACCGGAACCAGCCGCCGCGGCGCTGGACGAACGGCGATCTTGCGGCGAAGGTGGGCGCCGATCTTGGCATCGCGCCGGACCCGGAGCAGCGGGAGCTGCTCGACATGATCTACGCCGAGCGTGCGGTGGATCGTCCGGCGGCGTTCGAGGTGCTGGTCGTCGGCCCGCGGCAGAACATCAAGACTTCGACGCTGCTGGTGGCCGCTCTGGCCGATCTGTTCGTCTTCGGCGTCAAGAAACACCTCTGGTCGGCGCACCTGGACGACACGGCCAAGAGCACGTTCGAGGACGCCCAGGAGTGGATCGGGTCCAACCCTGAGTATGCCGATCAAGTCCAGTTCTACGCGGGCCACCAGGATCGCTCGATCGTGCACCGAGAGACCGGGAACCGGATCGACTTCGGCAGCCGGACTGGCAAGGGCAAGCGCGGACTCACGGGCGTCATGCGCGTGACGATTGACGAAGCGCTGTACCTCGAGCCCAAGCACATGGGCGCGATCTATCCGACGATGCTGATCCGGCCGGGCGCTCAGGTCCGGCTCGCGTCGTCGGCCGGGCTCGAGACGTCCGAGTCGCTGCGGTCGATCCGTGACCGCGGGCGCAAGGGCAACGACCCGCGCCTCGCCTACGTGGAGTACGGCGCGAAGGTTCGGCCGTGCACTGACGAGCGGTGCCTCCATCTTGTGGGGACGCCCGGGTGCGCGCTGGACGACCGCGACCTGTGGTGGCAGGCCAACTGTGCCCTGTGGTGCGGTCGCATCGAGGAGGATTCGCTCGAGGACCAGCGGCGGTCGCTGCCGCCGGACGAGTTCATGCGGGAGTTCTTCTCCTGGTGGGAGGACCCGCTGTCGCTGGGCGGCGCGATCGCCCCGGAGTCGTGGGCGGCGCTGGCGTCTGCGGTGAGTCAGCCGGCCGAGGTGCCTGCGATTGCGCTGGGCGGGTCGCCTGACGGCATGTTCGGCGCGATCGCTGCGGCGTCGGTGCTGCCCGATGGGCGCCTCGTGGTGGCCCCGGTGGGCAAGGGCCGGCAGCGGGGACAGCGTTGGATGGTCGCCGAGGCTGCCCGCATCCAGAAGGAACGCGGATGCGCGGTCGTCCTCGCGTCTCGCGGGCCGCTGAAGTACCTGCTTCCCGACCTGATCGAGGCGGGCGTCACGGTGACGCAGCGGGACGCCTCCGAGTGGGCTGACGCCTGCGAGGAGCTGTGGCAGCGCATGGAGGCCCGCACGATGGTCCACCCCGGCGACAAGCAACTGACCGACTCGGCGCTGTCGGCCGCCTGGAAGAAGACGGGCGACCGTCGCACGTTCGCCCGCGACTCCATGTCGCCCCTGATCGAGGCCGCGGCTCTGGCTGCGCGTCATGCCCTGAACCCTGCAAGGTCCGCGTATGAGGACCATGCCCCCATGTTCGTCTGAGAGGAGGCCCGATAGTGCTCTCTGCGGCTGTCCTCGTGGGGCTGGTGATCGTCGCCGCGGTGCTCGGCGTCCGGTGGTGGACGTGGCGCCCGCTGATGGCGCGGCGTGTCGTCGTGCAACTGGACGACGGGACGAGTTTCGAGGGCGTGGCGTTGTCGCGTCGTGGCCCGCTGCTGGTCCTGTCTGACGTGACGGCGCGGGTCGCTGGCGGTTCGCAGCGTCTCGACGGCGTGGTCGTCGTGGAGCGTCCGCGCGTCCTGTTCGTGCAGGTGGTCTGACGTGGGCACGGTGACGTTCTACGTGGGCGGAATGCCGGTCACGATGTCCGATCGGACGTACTCGCTCACGGCGTCCGGCGATCCGGTGGCGCCGGGGGCGTTCAAGACGTTCGGCGACTCGGCGAGCATGGTGGGGCTGTGGCGCCGTCAGCCGTCGCTCCGCATGGTGACGACGTTCCTGGCGGAGAATATCGCTCAGGTACCGCTGCACGCCTTCCAGCGGCTCGACAATGGCGACCGGGACCGGCTGGCCGCTGACCATCCGCTGTCCCGGGCGATGCGTTGGCCTGACCCGCCGCGCCTGACCGCCTACGAGCTGATGCACCAACTGGTGCTCGACGTGTGCCTGTTCGACCGCTACGCCGCTCAGGTCTTCATCGACGCCGAGGGCCGCGCGAGCGTGGTCCGGCTGCCTCCGACCTCGTGGAAGTTCGAGCGCGATTCGCTGGACCGCCCGAAGTGGATTGCCGCCCGCCGCAAGGACGGCACCGAGTTCACTATCTCCCTGTCGCGGGCGCTGTGGGTCGACGGGTTCCCCGCGGAGGACAACACGTCTCCGGTGGAGTCGCTGCGGGGCATCCTCGCCGAGGCTGACATGGCCGCGGACTACCGCCGGCAACTGTGGGAGCACGGCGGCCGGATGCCCGGATGGATTGGCCGCCCTCAGGACGCCCCGGCGTGGACCGATGATGGCCGCACACGCTTCCGCGAGGGTTGGAACCAGTACGCCGGGAACGGCGTCCGCGCGGGCCGTACGCCCGTCCTTGAGGACGGCATGGAGTACCACGAGTTGTCCGCCGGGATCACCCCGGAGAACGGCCAACAGCTCGAGTCTCGCAAGCTGTCCATCGCGGAGGTTGCGAACGCCTACCACGTCCCCCCGCAGATGGTGGGGCAGGACGCCGGATCGTCGTACAACAGCGTGGCCGGATACCGGGAAATGCTCTACTCGGACACTCTCGGGACGTGGTTCGAGCGGCTGGATCAGGCGTTCAACATGCGGTTGGTGCCGCAACTGGCCGACCCCGACGACGTGTTCGTGGAGTTCAACGTCGCGTCCAAGCTGCGGCTGGCGTTCGAGGATCAGGCGCGCATCTTCCAGACGCTCACAGGCGGCCCCGTCATGCTTCGCTCCGAGGCCCGGCGCCGGCTGAACCTGCCCTTCATCGAGGGCACCGACGACCTGATCGTCCCCCTCAACGTCACCGAGGGCGGGCAGGCGTCCCCCACCGACTCAGGATCACAGAACATCGGAGGCAACTGATGCCCAAGAGCGACGACTTCCTCGCCACCCAGCGGGCGCGACTGCGGGCCATGCAGCCGTTGAACGCGGCCCCGCCGGTCAAGGTGGAGGGCCGCAAGGCGACCATCCGCATCTACCAGGACGTGGATGACTGGGGCGGCCCGTGGGGCCTGTCCGCCACGGAGCTCGCCGACGAACTGGACGCGCTGCCGGCCGACGTCGACACGATCGAGCTGCGGATCAACTCCTACGGCGGGCAGGTCTTCGAGGCCGTCACGATGATGAACGCGCTGAGGTCGCATTCGGCGCGCGTCGTGGCCGTCGTGGAGGGGCTGGCCGCGTCCGCCGCGTCGTTCCTCGCGGTGTCCGCCGACGAAACCGTGATGATGCCCAACACGCGGATGATGCTGCACGCCGCGTGGGGCGTTGCCATCGGCAATGCGTCCGACATGCGCGCCACGGCCGACCTGCTCGACGGGCTGACTCTCGACATCGCCGAGGTGTACGCGGCGAAGACGGGCGAGGATGCGGCGGTCTGGATGGATCGTCTCGCCGAAGATCACTGGTACTCGGCTCAGGAGGCGGTCGACGCCGGCCTCGCTGATCGCATCGAGGCCCCCACCCCCAACACTTCCGACGGCACCGAGCCGGCGGAGGGCGGTCAGGCGCAGGCGCGCTTCGATCCGTCGTTGTCCCTGGCTCTGCTCGACCTCTGAGCAGCCATCAACCCCAACCCGAGAAAGGACGGCACCATGCCGACCATCCTGGAGCGGTACACGGCTGCGAAGCAGGCCGCGACCGAGCTGCACAACAAGGTCAAGGAGGCCGACCGGCCCATGACCGACACGGAGCGCGCCGAGTTCGACGCCCTCATCTCCGAGGCGTCGAGCCTCAAGGCCCAGCACGACCGCGCGGCGTCCGACGTCGTGGCCCTGTCCGCGCTGTCCGACCTCGCGCCCATGCACGACGCCCCCGAGTCCCCCAAGGGTTCGCTCGGCGAGCAGTTCGTCAACTCCCCGCAGTACAAGGGCCTGATGGCCGCGTACAACGGCCGCATTCCGTCGGGCCAGCGGGTCCAGATGGACTCCGCCCGGCTCGACCTGCGGAACGCGCTCATCACCGACCCGGGCCTCGCCAACCCGGCGGTTCGCGTGGCCCCGGTGGGCCTCACTGTGGTCGACCTGTTCGAGGCGATCTCGGTCATCTCGGACAGCCCGCAGGCCGTCAAGACGTTCACCTCGACGTGGACCGACGCGGCCGACGTCGTGGACGAGGGCGAGCTGAAGCCGGAGGCGTCGCTGGCGTGGACGCCGGTGGACTTCACCCTGAAGACCATCGCGCAGCACGTCCCGGTGACCAACCAGGCGTTGGGCCACAACCCGACCCTCCGCGCCCGGATCGACACGTACCTCGTCAACGGCATCCGCGCCAAGATGCAAGCCCGGGTCGCGGCTGCCCTCGCGGCGGCGGCCGGCGTGCAGACGCAGGCGTTCGTGACGGACCTGCGGACCACGCTGCGGAAGGCGCTTACCAAGGCCCAGCTCGCTCAGGCGCAGCTCGGCGGCGGCCCGATCGCCACCCTCATCTCGGCGGCTGACGCCGAGGTGATGGACCTCGAGGCGATGGCGTCGGCCTACGCGCCTCCCGGCGAGGGTCCGCGTCAGGTACAGGTGGCGTGGCGCACGCCGCTCGTCGTCGTGGGCGCGATCCCCGCGGGCTACGCCTACACGGGCGACCTGAAGCAGATCGAGCTGTTCATGTCCGGCGGCATCAACGTGATGACCGGCTGGATCGATGACCAGTTCATCCGCAACAGCCTCACCATCCTCGGCGAGACCGAGGCTGAGGCCAACGTGTTCCAGGCGTCGCTCCTGGTCAAGACGGCCCTCGGGACCGCCGCGACCACCACCACCACGACCGAGCCGACGACCACCACCACCACGACCGAGCCGACGACCACCACCACCACGACCGTCTAGCGGTCCCCGCCCACCCGCCCCGACTGAAACTCGGGGCGGGTGGGCACCCCAACCCTACGAAGGAGGCAGCCGTGCGACTCGTCATCTGTCGGGGCATCCAGTACGACGCAGACAACCTCCCGCCGCATGTCGACGCTTCGACGTGCCTCCCGGCCGATCAGTGGTTCGCCGAAAATCAGGTGATCGAGCACACCCCCGCGCGTGTGGAGCCGACGCCGGCCGAGGCCCCGAAGACGCGCAGGCCCCGGGCCACCCGCGCCCGCAAGAACTGAACGGGGGACGCCATGCAATACCCGATCCCCGACGCCCCGAGTGGCGTCGATACGGCGAAGTGGGCGCAGGCCGTGGCCGCGATCCGCGGGTATTGCGAGTGGCACATCGCGCCCGAGTTCACGGAGACGGTCACGGTGGACGGCCCCGGTGGGCCGACCCTGATCCTTCCGACCCAGCGCCTTTCCGGGCTCGTGGACGTGACTTCGGACGGGCGCGCAGTGTCCGGCCCAGAGTGGTCCGCCTCTGGCGTGGTCCGTTGCGGCGGCTGGTCGAGCAAGTTCCGCGGCGTCACGGCCACCATCACGCACGGGTACCCATCGTGGCCGGGCGACCTGGAGTCGGTGGCGCGCGAGCTGGTCGCCACGGGCGGCCATGCGGGCGTGTCGTCGGTGTCGTCGGATGATGCTCAGGTGCGCTTCGAGGTGTCGTTCAGCGGCTCGCAGCGGGCCGTGATGGACCGCTACCGGCTGGTGGGTGCGCCGTGATCGGCGAGGCTGTCGCGTCCGCCCTGCCGACTCTCCGCGCTCACGCCGAGTCGCTGATGGTGGAGACATGCACGATTGACCGCGCTACGACGGCGTGGGACGAGGCCGAGCAGGCTTCGGTCTCGACGTGGTCGACGGTCCACGCGGCGGTTCCGTGTGCGCTCGCCATGCCCCCGCAGTCGTCGCGCACGATGGTGGCCGACGAGGCGGCTACGGTGGACCGGCCTGTCGTCAAGGTGCCGGTGTCGTTCGGCGGGATCGAGCCTGACGACCGGGTGACGGTCGCGGGCGTCGGCGTCCTGTGGGTGACGCACGTTCCTCGGCGGTCGCATCAGGTGCAGCAGCGCCTCGAGTGCCGGTGGGTCCGGTGAGCGAGTTCGACCAGTACGCGGCGGCCCTGACGCGCGCCGCCGCCTCGATTGACGGTCTCGGCCGTCTGGCTGTGGGCCGGGTTGGCAAGCGTGCGCTGGACACGGCTCGCCGTGCCGCCCCGCGCGATACGGGCCGCTTGGCGCGCGGTCTCCGCCTGCAGGTGAAGGGCGACCGTGCCATCGTCGGCGTGACCAACTTCTACGCCACCTTCCAGGAGTACGGGACGTCGCAGATGGCCCCCAACCCGTTCATCGGCCCGGCGTTCGACCGGCACGCGCCCGAACTGGTGCGCGAGGTGGAGCTGGGCCGCGACAAGATGCTCAGGGGGCTGTGATGCGGTCCACGACGAGCGTCCACGCGGCCATTCTGGCGGCTCTGACGGACGTGGGCGTCCATGCTGTCCTCGGGCCTGCCCTTGACCTTCCTAGGGCCTCAGATGGGCGCGTAGCCCCTGCTGCTGTGGTGTGGCCGTCGGCGCGCCTAAACGCCTACCGCCGCACGTCTGGAGGCCGCTCGGGCGGCGACGACCGGGTGACGGTCATATGCGTTGGCCCGACGGCGTTCGACGCGCTGGCGGTGGCCGACAAGGTGGACGCGGCCCTCGGCGGTCTGGTGCTGTCCGACAAGGGCGGCCCGCTGGCCCAGACGGCCACGACGACACCGGCGACCGAGCCGGACGCGGACCCGGTGCGCGTGTCGCTGGCCGTGGAGTACGCGGCCACCACGAAGGGCGCCGCGATCACGACGACCACCCAGGCCGTTGCAGCCCCCTGACCTGTTCGTCACCGTCTCCCTTCCGTCCGGGTTTCACCGTGTGCCCCGGGCGATTGCGGAGCGTGGCGGCTGGCGCATCATCGACGCGCCACCGCGCAAGCGCCGACCGCGTGAGCGCTACCCAAAGCCCCGTGTCGACCTCGGCACGGCGACCCCAACCCACCAGCCCGGGACCGTCCCGGGCGAGACCCCGAGGAGTCAAGCATGAGCGTTACCGCAATCGAGGGCGTGGTCGCCGCTGGCCGTGTCCCCACCTGGATCATTCCCGCCGCGTCCATCTCGGCCGACCCCGTGACCGCCACCTGGTCGGTTCCGCTGGCCGCCCTGACCGGCGGCACCACCGTCAAGATCGACTGTCACTACGACTTCGGCGACGTGACCGTCTCGCGGACGCCCCAGACGAAGTCTCGGCAGCGGGCCTGCCAGGTCATCGCCGAGACCATCGACATCGGCGAGACCATCGACGTCACCATCTCGGCTGTCTACGACCAGCAGGAGGCGTCCACCGCGGACGTCAACGATGCGTACGCGGCTCTCCCGGCGGGCGCGTCCGTCTACATCGCGCAGGCGTTCGGCTGGGACTCGGCGGTGACGCCGACCACGGCCACGAAGATCGACCTCATCAAGGGAACGGTGCAGCGCCGGCAGAAGTCGCAGCCGGCGTCCGCGGACGAAGACCTGAAGTTCACGGCGACCATCTCGGCGTCGGCGTACTTCGAGGATGTGTCACTCACCGCCGCCTGACCCTGACGGCCCCGGCGCGGAGTCATCCCCCCGCCCGCCGCGCCGGGGCCTTCATGGGGGCGGGGAAGGGCGGGGAGTCCATGCGCACCAAGATCATCAACCACTTCCACACGTTCTACCCGGAGGCGCAGGCCGAGATGGCGCGTCTGGCCGCGGAGGAGAAACGGCTCATGTTGGCCCTCGCGCGCCGTGGGGACGACGACGAGGCCGAGCCGCGCAAGCGGAGGGCGTCCGAGCCTGCCGAGGACGTCGCGGGCGAGTTGGCGCGCGTCCGTGCCGCGATGGACGAGCAGCGATCCGTCATCGCGTCGGGCGTGGTGCGTATCACGATCAAGGGCCTGACGCGCGGGGAGTTCCGGCGCATCCTCGCAGCGAACCCGCCGCGCGACGGCGACGGACTCGACCAGCAGCTCGGCTACGACGCCGACCACTTCGGCGAGGCGCTGATCGCCGCGTCGATCCTGTCGACCACCAACCTCGATGGCGTGCCGGTGCCCAACGACTGGGACCGCTGGGCCGACGACATGACGAACGGCCAGTGGGACGAGATGTTCCGCGCGTGCCTCGCCCTCACGAACGACGGGCAACCAGCCCTCTACCCTCAGTAGCGCGTCACCTGAAGGACCCGGCCGCCCGCGCGGAGGCCCGGGCGGCGCGTGGCTTGGGGCTCACCATGTCCCAATGGGACGGACTGGACGACTACGACCGCGCATTCGCGCTGGCCGCTGATGCGCTCGAGGGCGCCGACGACGCGGAGAAGTGCGCAGCGTGCGGTGGCCCTGCGGCGGAGTGTCAGGACGCCGACAATCAACACGCCTACGTAGTGTCGGTGCGTCGGTGCTACCGGACGCGGGCCGTGCAGGAAGCGCTGAGCAAGCGCAAGAGTGACCCGGACTTCGGCTCGCTGCTCGTGTCGGTGACGCTCGATCCCACCCTGAAGAAGTCCGCGAACAGGAGGCCGACCCGTGGCTGACCGCACCGTGCGCGCGATCTTCGAGGCGCGAGTCTCTGGCGCTAAGAAGGGGATGCGCGACCTGGCGCGGGACGTGAAGGCCGCCGGCAAGACGACGGACGACCTCACCAAAGACCTCAAGACGCTCGACGGGCTGAAGGTCAAGCCTGACGTCGACGTGCAGATCGGTGACGCGAAGCAGCGGCTCGGCGACCTGCGGCTGCAACTGGCCGACCTGAAGGGCATGGAGGCGTCCCCCGAGGTTGACGTCAAGATCGAGGAGACGACCCGCCAGATTGCGGACGTCCGGGCCGAACTCAAGAGCCTGAGCGACTCCAAGACTGAGGTGAAGATCGACGCGGCCACGAAGGACGCAAAGAAGCGCCTCGCGGAGATTCAGGCGGACCTCGGCGAGCTTCGCACGATGGACGCTACCCCGGAGGTTCGCGCGGACGTCGCCACGGCTCAGCGGGCGCTTCGTGACGTGCGGGCGGAACTGCGGGACCTCGCGGGCGCGAAGGCTCAGCTCCGGGTGACCGCGGACACCGACAACGTGAAGGCCGAACTGGCCGAGTTGGGCGGCGTCGGCGAGGACGTGGGCGACGAGGTTGGCGGCGGTGTCGCGTCGGGCATTCTGGACGCGCTGCAGACGATCCCTCTAGCCGGTGCGATCCTCGGCGTGGGTGTGGCGATCGCGGGCGGGCTGGTCGCGGGCATCAGGAAGGGTCTGAGCATCGAGGCCGGCCGGGACCTGTTCTCGGCGCGGACTGGGCTGGACGAGGCCACGTCGGCGAAGTTCGGGCGGGCGGCCGGGAGTGCCTACGCGCAGGCGTGGGGCGATTCGGTGGAGGCCAACCTCGACACGGCGCGGGTGGCCCTCGAGCAGGGCCTCATCGACGCGGACGCCGTGGATGCCGACGTGCAGCGGGTCATCGAGTCGTTGTCGGGCATCTCGGAGGTCATGGAGGAGGACATCCCGGGGGCGGCGCGCGCGGCCGGGCAGCTCATCAAGACGGGGCTCGCGAAGAATGCCGATCAGGCGTTCGACGTGCTCATCTCGGGCTTCCAGGCGGGCGCGGGTGCATCCGGCGACCTCATCGACACGCTCGTGGAGTACCCGACGCACTTCCGCGACCTCGGGTTATCCGCCGAGGACGCCGTGGGCCTGCTGATTCAGGGCATGGACGAGGGCGCGTTCAACACCGACAAGGTGGCCGACGCCCTCAAGGAACTGACGATCAAGGTCAAGGAACTCGACAGCACGGCGGCTCCGGCGCTGCAGAAGCTCGGGCTGAACGGCCGGGACATGTCGCGCGCGTTCGCTGAGGGCGGCCCGGCTGCCCGTGCGGCGCTGGATGAGATTCTGACGGCGCTTGCGTCGGTGGAGGACCCGGCTGAGCGGTCGCGTCTGGCGGTGCAGTTGTTCGGCACTCAGGCCGAGGACATGGCGGCGGCGCTGGCCGGGCTGAACCTCGACACGGCGGCCTCGGAGCTGGAGCAGTTCGGCGGGTCGGCTGGGTCGGCCGGCCGAGCGTTGGACACGCTGGCGGACAACACGTCCGCGCAGATGGAACGGGCTCGGCGCAGCGTCGAGACGGCGATGGACGGGATTGCGGGCGCGCTCGCGGTGGCGTTCGCTGACGAGTTGGGCGGCATCTCGGATTGGGTCGCGCAGAACCGGGAGACGATCCTGTCGTTCGGGCTGGACTTCGTGAACGCCATCTTCGACATGGCGCGGGCGGCGGTGGACTTCGGCGCCGGGTTCATCTCGGTGATGGGCAACGCTGCGGGCGCGATCGCGCCACTGGTGGAGGCCGTGGCGGGCGTCGTGGGCGTGTGGGGCGACCTGACTGGCAACGACGACATGAAGGCGTTTGCCAAGGACATCATGGCCGGCGCGGACAACATGAGGACGTTCGCGGCGGAGTCGGACGGCATGGCGGAGTCCTTGCGCGGCGAGGTGATCGGCGCGCTGGACGAGACGCAGACGAAGGTGAACAGCTGGGCGGCCCCGGAGCTGATCGCGGCGTCGATCCACGATGCCATCGTGCGCGCCGAGGGCAGACTGGACGAGTTGTCCAAGGCCATCGACAGCACGGGCGGCACCGTCAAGATCAACGGCGACGAGACCGACGCCCAAGGCGTGCTGGATGCCATCGTGCGGAACATCGACACCTCGGACGGCACGGTCATGATCAACGGCGACCGGCTGCCCGCCGACGAGGCGCTGGATCGGGTGCTGCGGGACGTGAACGCGGGCAAGGGCTCCATCACGATCGGCGGCCGGAACTCGGAGGCGAAGAAGTCCGCCGACGACGCAAAGCGGTACGCGGACGGGCGCGCGGCGTCGATCAAGGTGGGCGCGAACACGGCGGCCGCGGCGGCTGCCATCTCCAAGCTCGTCAACCGGACGTACACGTCCACCATCAACGTCCGAACGCGGAGCGACGCCCTCGCGGGTGGCGGGTGGACGCCCGGCCTCGACTCGGGCGGGTGGGTGCCCGGCCCTACGCCCGCGCCCGGCGTGGATAACGTGCTCTGGCCGCTCGCCACGGGCGGGCACATCCTCGACCAGCCTCTCGCAGGCGGCGAGTTCGTCATGAATCCGCAGTCGGCGCGCGAGTGGGGACCGTTCCTCGAGTGGGCGAACTCCGGCGGCAGCCCGAGCGATGTGCGGCCTGGCGAGGCGGCACCCGGCCCGCAGATCATCCAGCACAACTACGGCGTGGATGCGGCCGAGCTTGCGCAGCGGTCCCGTGACCAGTGGCAACACTGGGCGATAAGTCAGGCGGTGGTGAGGCGATGACAGTCATGCAGGCGGCGCTCGGCGGCTTGCACATGCCGGACAGCCATGAGCATTCGATCTGGTGGGGTGGCGTCCGCCTGTGGTGCTGCGAGCAGCCCACCCCCACCCCGGGCTCCTGGGTTGTGGGCTTGGATGGCATGGAGGGGTGGGACGAGCCGGCGGTCGATAATTCTTCGACGTCCGACCACCCGTCCGGCGACGGTCAGATTCCGGGGCTTCCCCGGCTGGCCGCCCGCAGGATCAGCCTGTCGTGCACGCTGGACGCCTCGTCGGTGCACGGCCCCGGGTCGCTCATGGATGCGATGGATGCGATCAGCGCGCAGCGGTTGGCGCCGTTCCGCGTCAACGAGGGCCTCCGGGGAGTGTCGCGCGAGGTCGACGTGCGGCTGGTGCAGGCGCAGATGTCGCGCCTCGCGCCGACGGTGGGCGTGTTGACCGTCTCGCTGGTGGCCGACGACCCGATCCGCTGGACGTCGGAGGCGCGCACGCTGGGCAACGGTACGACGTCGATCCTGAATCGTGGGTCTGTGGTGGCGTGGCCTCTCATCGACCTCGTGGGGCCGCATTCGGCGCTGACGATCACCCATCCTGGCGGTTCCTTCACGTTCGCGGCGTTGTCGTCGGGGCAGTCCCGTACGGTCGACTGCCGTAACGGCGTGGTGTGGTCGGGTGGCGTGCGCACGTCGGCGGGGGCTGGGCCGTGGCCTCGGGTGCCCGACGGCGGCGGCTCGTGGACTGTGTCGGGTCTCGGGGCGGGGACGGCGATGCTGCGCCGATTCGAGGCGTGGTCGTGAGGCTCCGCTACTGGGTGACCGACGCCAAGTCGGGGGCTGTCGTTTCGGAGGTGCGGGCCGTTGGGGCGGTGTCGCTGTCGTCCCGGTTGGGCGGTGGCACCATGTCGGCGTCCATCGCGGTCGATGCACTGACCCGCGACGGGTCTGCCCCTGATTGGGCAGAGGTGTCGCGTCTCGGTGGTCTGCTGGTGGGCGGCAGGCGGTGCCTGGCTGTGACGGCCGGGACTGCGCTGCTGGGCGAGTGGCTCATCATGCGACGTACGCTCGACACCGGCTCTGCGCTGGTGGGTGTGCAGGGCATTTCGTGGGAGGGGTATCCGGCACTCAGGTCGCTGAATGCCAACTACATCTACACGAACACGTCTCAGGCGACGATCGCGAAGGCGCTGCTCGATGCCGCTTTCACGTCGTTCAACACGGGCATGACGATCACCGTGCCCGCCACGTCGTCCGCTGTGACGCGCACGATTGACCGGCGTTCCCATTCGGCCTACTACTCGGATGTCCTGGCCGAGATTGGTGACCCTGACGACGGCTTCGAGTGGTGCGTCGACACGACCCCGTTCTGGGATGGGGACCGGCTGACGTCGGTGGGGCGGGCTGTCGGGTGGGGCTTCCCCGTGTTGGCGCGGTCGTCGTCGGCTCGGATCGTCATGGGGGAGCCTGGCACGCGGCACGGCAACGCGGTTTCGATCCGTGGCGGGGACGACTTCTCGCGGTACGCGCAAAGCGTTTACGGCATCGGGGAGGGGTCTGGCGACAAGCAGCTCTGGGTGGGCTTGTCCGACCCGACGCTGACGAACGCCGGCTACCTCAACAGCACGAAGAACGTGAGCTTCCCGGGAGTGTCGGACGTGGGCGCGCTGACTGCGCTGACCCGCGGTGCCCTGGCCGACGCGCAGAACCTGCTGGACCCGTACGAGGCTGAGGTGCGCGTGGACGACGTGCCGCTCCTGCCGCGCGTGGGTCGCGTGGTGCAACTGGTGGCGCCGCAGACGTGGGCGTATCCGGCCGGGTTGGATGTGTCGGTGCGGGTTGGGGATGTCACCTACGCCGCGCAGGGCGCCGAGTGTGAGATTGCCACCGTGACGGCAGCCTGAGGAGGAACCCCGTGCCCCGTTTCCCGTTCCGCAATGATGTCGGCCGCGACTTGCGTGACCTGTTCGCCCATGATCGTCTGACCGCGCAGCCGCGCGGCCTCGGCCTGTCGTCGATCACCCAAGGGGATGGGTCGCTCGACCTGCTGGACGCGGGTGGGGCTGCGGTGGCACGCATGGGTGACGCCCCCACCGGATCCGGATTCGGGGTGCTCGTGCCGGATGGTGCGGGCGGTTGGCGGACGGTGCAGGCCGACGCGCAGGCTCGGGCGGACGCCGGGGATGCCGTCCTCGACACGCGGCTCGACTCGGCAGAGGGGCGGCTGACCGCAACCGAGGGCGTGGCGAACGCCGCCCAGTCTGAGGTGACGGGCGCGCGTGGCGGGTTCGGCAGCCTGAACGGCCGACTGGACAGCCACGGCAGCCGTATCGGTGCAACCGAGGGCGTGGCGAACGGGGCA